AACGTGCCACCCGCTTTCGACAGATTGGCGCCTGCCTGGTTATCGACATACTCCTTCGTGGCAGCCTGAAGCGGCTGCGTCGGATCGGCGGCAAGCGTAAGCGGTCCGGTCAGGGTATCGCCAGTGCGCAACACCCTCGTATCGACATACTGTTTCGTCGCCGCCTGCAAGGCGGCCGCTGGATCCGCGGCAAGAGTCAAGGCGCCAGTCAGCGCGCCGCCGGTTTTCGGCAGACTCCCGCCGGTCTGTGTGTCGACATATTCCTTCGTGGCCGCCTGTAGCGGCAGCGACGGATCCGCGGCAAGCGTCAGTGGCCCGGTCAAGGTATCGCCCGTACGCAATACCCTTGCATCGACATACTGCTTCGTCGCCGCCTGCAGCGCGGCTGCCGGATCCGCCGCCAAGGTCAGCGAACCCGTCAGGGCGCCGCCGGATTTAGGCAATGCCCCCGCCGCGAAATCGGCCAGCTTTTGCTGCACTGTCGAGCCGGTCGGAATCACCATCAATTGCGAGGCATTGACGTTGGAGAGCCCTGAGATCCCGCTCATGAACTGGCTGTAGGTGACGGCGACGTTTGTCCCCGCCTGGCCAATCGGAATATCATCGATTGTGCCAGGGACGTTTCCAACCGGCAGGCTTGCGATGGTGAAGGCACTCGCCGCGGCCGATAAAGTGCCACCGGAAAGCGTCAGGTTGGCACCGATACCAATCTGTTCCGGACCTCCCGTGCCAGCACTCTGGCGGCCCAAGAGAGATCCACTGTTGAGCGAAACGGTCGGCTGGACCCCGGACAAGACCTGGGCCCGTGTCGCCTTGCGTGCAATGCCACCCTGACTGACAAGCAATTCGTCCGTATCAGCTGTAGCGGTTGCCGGTGCCAGCTCGTCGATCGTTGGCATAATAGCGCGCAGCTCCCAAAGCATTGCGTTGAGTGAGTGCTCGGAACACCACCTTACGCTTGGACAATAATCTTCGTATCGGATTCGGACTATATATCGTGGACTTGGAAGGTCAGGACGATGGCGCCAGGATCGGATTGCCGTTCTGGTCAGTCACAACCGCACCGGCGTCAGTATCGAGCACATCGGTAGGGTAATTCGGGACGGACAGATAAATGACAGGCAGCAGAACACTCCGCTGCAGAGTCCTACCGTTCGACGTCGTAATCAATATGGTGACGGTATAGACCGTCCCGTTCTGGCCAGCGGTAAACCAGAAGGTGGCACGGGCACCGTCCGCGGCCATACTGTTGGCAGCCAAATCGCCGGGATTGCTCGGTGATATGCCAATGTCGATAGTCGCGATGGAATCTCCCTGATTGCCAATCAGGGCCGGCGATATGTCCAACTGATAGTCCAGTGTATCCCCTGGATCTTTCGTGGGCCAGGTCAACAAAGATGGCGCCGCGGCGGTGGTCCCACGAGGGACCGGAACGAAACTATCGATCACGATCGTTCGTGCGGAACTGGGCTTCCAGATATGAGTCGCTGGCGTGGACATCAATCACTCCCCGCGCCCTCATGACAGGGCGAAACGGTCACACAGGTTGATATGTGATAAATTGTCAGCCGAGCATTCCACGCATGCGGTATACTCGGTGGACGGAAGCGGCGTCCTCTGGACTACCACCTTACGACAGCAAGACCACCTGCACCGGATGCGCCGTTATACTGCGTTGCACTGTTGCTGCCCGTGCCTGCGCCGGCAGCGCCTCCACCAGGAAAATTGCCGGAAACACCCGTCGTGCCACTGTTCTGGGTTCCGCCCATCGGGGCTGCTCCGCCCAATCCCCCCTGGTTCAGCACGCCAGCCTGGCCGGAGGAGCCAGCAATATTGACGTCACCGCCGACGCCGACACCACCAGGTGTGGCCCCGTTCAATGGGGCAGAGATGGATGCCAGAGCATTCAAACTACCCCCTGTCGCACTGACATAGGTCCCGAAGCTGGATGTGCCCCCGGCCGTCGCAGGACTGCCTGATGTCGCGCCACCGTTACCACCGATACCAATCGTAACAGGAATGACCTGCCCGGGGAGAAGCCCGGAGATGCGTTTGCGTGCGTAGCCGCCACCGGCGCCACCGCCACTGGGAATGGACCCATATGACGCATAGGATCCCGCGCCACCGCCCCACAGCTCGACCTCCACTTGCGTCACACCCGCGGGCACCGTGAAGGATCCAGACGCTGTGATACTCTCGACACCCGACGCAAAGCCGGGCCGCAGCTGAGGCAGTTTCCATCCGAGGAAGGGAGCCGTCGGAAACGGGGTGATATCCGCGGCCGTGATCGCCGACTGGCCATAGCTCACTGCGACGACATACAGACCGACCCAACCCGCATCAACCGGCGGGGTCTGCTGCTGACCCACAATCGCTGGTGCGCCAGCCTTCAATTCCAACTGCACGCGTTGTACGCGCTGGGTGTTCTGGGGAACGCCCGAGTTCGCGGGTCCGCTGTACGGTTGCGCGGGATTCGCCGCGTTGTAATACGGTAGAACGATGGGATTGACGTCGCTTTCCAGAAACGATGCCTGGATCAGATAGTTGATTGCTTGACCCGAGGTCGTCGGACAAGCGAGAGTAAAGCTCGTCGAGGCGGTATTGATACCGATCTTGACCAATGGGCTTACCGTATCCGCGGGCAGCGACCCATAGGAGATCGCGTCGATGACGGTCATGCCGGCGATGCTGCCAGGCCCCACCGTGACAGCCAGCGACGCGGGCGTTGTCGGTACGCAAACAAGGCCGTCCACGACTGTGGACGATCCAAGTATCATCTGCGCCAGATAACCGACAGCCACCATCGCATTGCGATTTACCGAAAGTAGATCGGTATCTAGCGGAATACTGCCGGGATAAACAAAGTTTCGGTCCATTCAAAACTCCATACCGAAATCTAGCTATTGATCTGAGTCCAGCCGATCGTCCCGACCGGCAGAACGCCGGCAATCGCGGCATAGATGTCCGCGTCGGTAACCTGCGCCGTCACCATGTCCAACGTGGCGTATTCGATAGTGCCAGCTCCATAGGCGCCACAGGGCGCACACCACCCTGCCACCTGCGTTATCCCGCCACTGTCGGGACGGTACGCCGTGATGAAGCACTGAAAGGGGAGAGAGAGGCTCCCCCACCCACCCCCAACACCGTAACCGACGCCTCCGCCGTCGCCGGCCAATGTCGAGTATCCCCCTGTGTCGGAGGAACATGCAGGCTCGAAGATTATTGGTGTACGCCCCGTCAGATCCTCAAGGACCGCGACGACAGAATGGCGTGTCCCGCGTTCTCGGAAGAGCTCTCGTTGGATCCGAGTTCGGAATGATGAGTCGCTTTCATTGGGCTTACGTACCATGGCGGCGTTGAAGAAGTCCTGAGCGACGATATCAAGCCATACGTCGGAAGCCGTTGCGATCCGACATTGGGATTTGACGTATTGAAGGAGCGAATAGGCCTGGCTCCATCCCGCCGCCAGTCCCCCAAGCAGGCTATCCAGGACCGGCGAATCATCAGCGAACCAATGCGATGGTAGAACCGCCCGTATCCGCGAGGCAAAATCGCTCTGATCGCCCGTCATCTCAGTTCACCGACACGCTGCCGGCTTTGATGACACCGGAGGTACCAACGGTAAGATCCGCAGTCACCTCGTTGATCTGCACGGCGGTGACATTGTTGATCGCTGGATTGGTTGCATACGCAATCTGTGCAAGTCTCGTGACCGCAAGTGTGGCCCCGATCGGCAACGCATTGATAAAGCTCGTGACAGCAGCCGCCACCAAGCCAACCACTTGCGGCTTCGCGGTCGCCGGCATGACCGATATGGTCAATGTCACGTTGGCCTGGGTCACGATCGGGGGTTGCACGGAAAATGTCGAACCAATCGGCCGGACCGCATCGACAGCCGCATACGCTGTCGAAAGCAGGGACGAGGGTGGAGATCCGGTTCCATCATCGATTGCAACGACAAAATTTCCAACCAGCGGACTTCCTGTCGTGTCGACATTCAGCGCCACGGCGAAATTCAGTCCCTGTTGAATACTCATTATCGCATACTCGATGGCGGCGATCGTCGCGCGAGACCGGCTATTGATGTAATTCGCAAAGCGAAGTCTGAATGCCGCGTCGCTCTCAGGATCCATCCCGTCCTGAGTTGACGCAGCATTCGTAACGGTGTCGACCCCGGGCATCGCCGTGGCCAGCAGAGTGATAGTACCGGCCAGGACATTCCCGGCGCTGCCTGGAGATTGCGCGGCAATGGGAACCGTCAGCGTGGCCTGCCCCGTGGCAATCGTGTACCCATTGAGCGTAGGGGCCCATGCCGAGTTGGTCGTGTCGACTGTCACAACGAACGTTTGCACGCCATCCGCGGTGCGAACGAGAGCGCCGGCCGGCACCAACGCCGTTGATGTTGGTGTGTAGCGCGAGAAGGCGACAAGCCCCGTCGCCGATATCGCCGGCAAGCGGATCAGCGACATGTCGGCCATCCAGCTGTCGAGGTCGGCGCCAGAGCTGGTCGCAGCACGGGTCATCTGCAGGACCTGCAGTATCAGCCACTGCATCCAGAGGGCGACCGATGCATTGGCCTCCAGGATCGCCCGGAGAACCGATCCCACCGTGAGGTCGATCAACTGCGTTGCGGCCGCTTGCACCGCCGCCGCCATGTTCTGAACCAGCGACGTGAATGTCTGAAGGGGGAGCTGCATGAATCAACCAGTCACCGAGAAGGACAAGACCTGACTTTCGCCACTCTGCGAATCCGCGTAGCGCAGGTGCACGTAGACCGTTCCAACCGCCCCAGCTGGAGACACCTGAACATCAACGATCGGCTCAGGCGTTCGCGCGACGGCAGATTCTTTGAATATCTGACTGCGAATGATGGCCGTGATCTGGGAAGCGTTCGCGGGTTCTCCGACGAAGCCCGCCAGCCCGGCGCCATAATCGAGCTGCCAGATATAGTCGCCAGGATTGGTAAGAAGGCGACGCAAGATGCGCTGCTGACCGACTGTCGGTTGAGCGGCCACAGCCAGATCGCCGGAGGCCCCAACTGTCAGGTCGGTGCCCCACACGTGAAAGATATCATCCACTGGATGCTAATCCTGAGGTGTGGGCGCAGAGGTAACCTGGCCGCGGGAATCATTGTGGGTGTGGACATTGTAGTGATTACGGAGGCTCGACATCGGGCCGTGACGATCATAGACGTCGCCCTCGACATAGAGATCACCGTTCACCCGGACAGTGCCGTCATTCTGCAGCTTGATGAAGCTGCCGGAGCCGTGGACCAGCCAGAATTCTCCGACCGGAGCTGCGGGAGGTGATTGCGCGACGCTGAACGCAGCGCCAACGATTATGCCGTGTTCGGCGTTACCTTCCTGCGCGAGGATTAAAACCTGGTCCCCTGGAGAAGGGGGGCTCACGACGCCCCATCCGGCGCCCACCCACGAAGAGAGGATCGGCAACCAGCCACTCAGAACGCCCTCGGGCTGCAGCGTCACACGCGCGGTGGCCGTCGTGCTGTCAACCGATGCCACGACGCCAAATCGCGGCTGTCCGATGCCACAATCGAGTGCCTCGGCATGTGCCTTGAGGGCATTCAGGAACCGGTCCATTTATGGGGCCATCAATGTCGTTTGAGTCACAAGTCAGACAAAGTGGTGATCAGATGTTAGCGTTTACTGCCCGGACGCACTGCGTGAATCCGTCAGAGTGGCTGAATCGGCGCTCTATGACATCGACAGAATATAATTGATCGAAATCCGTATTCGTTCCGGACAACGATAATGGAGAAGACGTGCTCAACGCCAAATCCCCTGGCATCATGATC